GGACTTGTCCACCCCGTTGCTGATCCCAGACACCGTAGCCTTGTCCGTAAACTGCCACCCTGCATTGATCCGCACCGCTTTGGGCGCATAGCTGTAGCTCGCTACCCAAAACGGGTAGTCCGCGAGCCGGGAGAGCGACAGGCGCTCCACAAACCAGCTATCACTGGCATACACACCTGCGGTGTATCCCGCCGCTCTAAGGGCAGACAAGAAAGCCAGATGACAAATTGTCCGGGCGGACGCGCTCAGCGCCAGAAACGCCTTGCCGCTGGTGCCGGGATTGTTTGCCCCGGGTGCCTCGCTGTCCAGCCAAACCCCAAACGTGATCTTGTCCCTGTAAGGCTCCAGCAGTTTGATCAAATAGACCGCATCCGCCTGCGCCTGCTGCACGGTGTTATGGGTAGTCCACCAGTAGACGCCGATCCGCCGGACGCCTGCGGTGATCGCGCCCCGGATGTGGGACAAAAACAGACTATCCGTAGTGAGTCCGCCCCTGGTCCCCCGGTAGCCTGCCCGGACAATCACGCCGTCCACCGCCTGGTCTACCTTTGCCCAGTTGATAGATGGGTTCCAAGCGCTGACGTCAATAATGTTCAGTTTGTTTTTCATCGTTGACCTCCTCATCTAACAACTTAGGGATCATACCACGCGCTTCCAAATAGGCGACAACTTCCGCTAGTTCTTGACTTGTGAGTGGGTGAGGATCAGGAAAGTCACAATAGCTCAAAACACTTTCTCTGGACGTTTTGGAGAGACCTTCCATCATTTTAACAGCTCTCCCCACGTTTTAGGGCCCACAATGCCATCCACATCAAGGCCCTTTTTCTTCTGGTAGGCCCGGACCGCCGCCTCGGTCAGGGGACCGAACTCGCCGTCGATATCCAGCCCACCCAGCAGCTTCTGGAGGACCTTGATCTGCTGGCCCTTGTCGCCTTTTCTGATGGTGTCCATGTCGTGCGTGACCTCCTTCTTTGTCGTGGTGGTAGTGGTCTTTTGGGTGCTGGCCGTACTGGTAGCCTTTGCAGCCGGTCCGACGACCACAATACCCGCCGATGCTGCTACGCTTTGCCACCAATGCTTATCCTTGCCGCTGCCCTCCTGCAGGAATTTGCAGAGAGTGTCAAGTGTCACCAGATTAACCGGTCCCTTGTTTCCGCTGTTGGCTACAACGACCTTTCCCTTTGCGTTGTAACCCGCAGCCAAGACGTAGTGATCCCCACCGGAAAACGGGTCCCCTTTGTGGCCGTTGTCGTCTGTCCAGCAAATGCCCTGCTTCCCCGCCATAAGGGCAGCATGGATTGTGCGCTTGATGTCTGCTTTGTTCTTCGTTGTCACGGCATAGTATTTTGCGTTGTACCCGTACTTCTTGATGATGGTAGCGATACCCGGCGCGGAGATCAGGCAGGCACGGGGCCACTTGCCCCAGAGAGAGATGCCCTTCTTGATGATCTCTGCCGGTGCCACCTTCTTGCCCTGGAGAATCAGGGCGAAGGCAGTGCAACAGGCCCCGCAGCCGTTGCTCGAAATCTCTTTGTGGTAGGTTCCGGAGAGCTTATGCTGATTGAACACGGTCAGGGTACGTCCGTTGATGGATACTTTCGACCCGGAGACTGTCACGGTATTACCTGCCATAGAATCACTCCTCCAGTTCCGGCAGGCCTGCCACGCTGGTGAGCAGGGACAGGACCCCGGCAAGCGCAGACGCACTGACGACAAATTTCCAGTCCACCTGCCCCATTGCCGCAGCTGTTCCAATCGTCGCAACTGCCGCCTGCGCAACAGTCTTAACGGCGCGGATCCCCGCAGCCTTCCACCATTTCTTATTCAAAACAATCACCTCTTGATGAGATAGTCCTGCAGCTCCGTCTTGGCAGCCCGGAGCGCGTCAATGTCATTACCGTCTATGCCGTGGGCCAGCAGGGCGAGGATCGCCCGCTGCGTGACCCGGTTCCCTTCCTCAATGGCCTCCAGCCGCTCCTTGTCCCGGTCCAGGAATTCGTCGTGCTTGGCAACCCGCCTCTCAAGCTCGGTGATGCGCTCGTCCTGACGCTTCTCTGGGGCGCGGGCTTTGCTCACGCCTTTGGCGATCCACGCCACCGCCCCGCCGGCGGCTGAGATGACAGCGCAGACACCGAGGAAGAGGGCGATGAGCTGGCCGGGGGTAAATGTGATTGGTGTGTTTATGATGCTCACCTCTCTGATGTATACCGACGGGGACAGCCTCAGTTGGCTGTCCCCGTTCTCAAATATCCTGTGGTTTCTTTCCACCCGTTAGTAACTTAAATGTTACTTTAGGTTACGGCCTCTGTAACTACCTTGCGCCACGGTGTCCACCTATAATCATCCGTGTTGTTTAGCCAACCATAGCGGATATACTCTATAGGCACATTACTCTGTAAGGAGTATAGTGTCTGTACCATCCCGTGCCTCGTGGACACAGCAAACGCATATGTCATCAACACAGCGGAGTACCCCGGCGCGGGATGATTTGCCAATACGCCAGATACGCAATCCTTATCTATCTGATATATCGTATTAATTGGTGCGTCATCTAGGTCTGTAAACCACTTATAAGCCGTCGAAGCCCGAATAACGATGTTTGTCGCTCCAAGAAACCGATCTTGCGACAACTTTGCCCAAGGACTCCAATTCCGTATTCCACTGCTGACAATGGCGGAGCGATAGCTGATAATAGGCACGTCAGATATGCTTCCATAATATCCAACGAAAATTTGAAACGCTGTGCTTGTCGCTCCTGTCGAAGATTGGGTGACAGTCACGCAGATTCCACGCTGATACCCCGGGGTGCTGCCGTCGTTTATCAGGAACCCGTCACCTGTCGGCCCGTCCGCAAGTGGTGCCCTGTTGACTGCAATGATGCTGTCCATCGGGAAGTCGTTATAACTTGTGTAAGGTGCATACGCTTGTGCGGTCAAGGTTTCATTAGTCCCCTGTACCGTTTTCAGGGCTATGGCGTCTGCAACGGAGGCTATGGCACTTGCTGTGTTGTCAGATGTTTCGCACTGCCACCACTCAGTCCAATTCGCTCCGTTGAATCCACGGAATGCAAGATTTCGATGACGCGAATCTCCCAGTGTGATATACATTTGTAAAAACCTGTTATTTGCGTTGCCATCCATAGCATACAGACGCCCACCTGCCAACATGGGCATCGACAACGCTTGTGCTACCGTACTATTCGGTACCACATAATTGCCGACTGTTAATTGGTCAATATCGCTCTCCTCGGTAAGTGTCGTTGCGTTTGTCTTGTCTAGTGCCATCGTGTACGCAACGACATCCTGCATTTTTCCTGTGAGTTCAACGTTTGTTTCCGCTGTTAGGACAGACATAGTTATCGCAGCGTCTGTGCAAACCGTACCGTTTGTAACCGATATACGCAACATAATGCCTATTGCGTCATTAGGTATAGTAACCTTAGTGTCCGTAGTTGTTTCCACAAGCAGTATGTGAGTTGTACCGTTGTAATAGCGTATTTGTAACCGCACACCACTATTGCTTGATTCACATTGCACGTATAGCTGACTTCCATGCACTACCCCGGCTGGAAGCGCGTTAGGAGAATCGTAAAATTGATGATAACGGCTTCCCCCCGCTGCCCCGTTTACTGTACAAGTGTTACCATGCCAAATAAATGTAACATCCGTTACCGTCTTTGTTGCTTTTTTCCCATATGCAACGAGATCGTATGGCGCGGTATACTCAAATGCAGTCTTTAAGTTACTAACATCCCCGCCCAGCGCAACCGCCGTCCAATGCCCAGCCGTCCACGCTTCCCCGGTGGTTGTGGCCGTAGTGCACCTGTACAGTTGATTGTCGTGCATCACATAGTCACCGACCGCGTATGGGCCTGTGCTGTACGTCGGAGCAAAATTCCCCCGCAACGTGCTGACATTCGCTGACGCCGCAATCACATCCGCAGACATATCGAGGATCTCCTGCACCTGCGAATCAGAGACCAGCGTCCCAGCGTCCATGGCAGCAGGTTCCACGGAAAAGATAATGTTAGCCGTGCTGAGTTCTTTTGTGCCCTTCAGAAGCACCAGCTCAAACAGATTATCCCCAGCTACGGCAGTGATCTGCTTGTCCCCCGCCACGGTTACGGTTCCCGCGGAGATGTTAATCGTAGCGTTGGCGGAATAACCGAGCCCGTCTCTCTTTGTCCCCCTGATTTTCGCTGTGGTTCCGGATTCGATTGAAAAAGTACCGTAAGTGGAATACAGCGTGAATACGATTGTCCAGTCATCATCGTACTGCCCGAGCTTGCATCTCACTGGGATGCCACCAGGAGTCATGCTGACTTTGTATGTGTAGGTAATCAAAAACCTTCGCCTCCTAGTTGTGGATTGTCCCGTTGACTGTAAGGTCGCCATCTACGACTAGGCTCCCGCTAATGCGTACTGGAACCCCAAAAAATACTCCGTTGTTAAAGCCAGTGTTGTCTCCATAATAACCAGCTATACGCATTACAACGTTACCGCCTGAGCCTTTCACAAAATACAATGGATAATAAATCCCGAATCCAGTGCTACCACTGTTTGATGCGTCCCATATCGGGTCTAGTCGCAACGTCGTATTTCCATCAACAACAAATTTCAATCCACCTGCATCCATTGTTGTCTTCAGCGTGTGGTTGTTTGATGGTCCTGCTGTGCCCTGTGTCGTTACACTGGCATTATTAAAAGTTGCTCCGTTATTATCCATATGTGCTATGTTGTTCCCGCTCGCGTTCAGCAGATCAAACGTCCCGTTGCCATTACTTACCCCGCCAAGGGTCAGGGTACCACCCTTTATCCGAGTAGCGTGCAGATAGCCCGTCGTAATTCGATCCGCGTTGATCTGTCCGTCGGCAGTCAGTGCAACCGCATAGCCATACGGAGGCTGTGGGTTGTACCCATGACCGGAGTATCCAAGTCCGTTCCGATTCCACCGCCAAACCTGCTGAGCCTGCGTATAATCATCCGAGTCTCCCAGTACCAGAAGCTCCTCCGGCTGACCGTTGGCGTTCAGCTTGAACACCACATAGCCGCCCAGTCCGGTGGTGAGCATTTGTGTCGCATGGTCCACCGCCGCCTGAAGCGCAGCGTCAGCCGCCGCCGTTTCCCGCTTTGTCGCGGCAATATCCTCTCTCACCGCGTCGATGGAGCTGCGGATTGAGCTTGCCAGTGTCGAGCGCGCGTCTCCCACCGTGACGCTGTTGTAGCGGCCCAGCAGCACGTCCCAGTCCGTCTCTACGACCCGGGCACTGGCGCTTACCCCCAGCCCGTCAAACTTTACTGTGACGATGTCACACATTCTCACCTTTTCGACAGGGGCAATGTCCTTGTATTCCTCTGTTTTCCATAGGTCCACAAAAGACACCTGCACCGACACGGCCGGGACACCAATCCCGTTGTCTGATATGTACGCATCTGCCGCAGTCCTGAGCTGAGCCTCTGTCGGCTGCGACTCAAACTTGGAGGAAAAGTCAACCGGAATGATTCGGGGGTACGGAAAATTGGAGGCGTTTGAAGAAGTGCGGACCTTTTCCGGCAGTGTCACGAGGACCGGGTTCTGATTTGAATCAAACCCGCTCCAGAAGGGCGCAATTCCGGTATAGGTGTTCTGGATGTTCTCCTCCTGAGTCAGATCCAGAAGGTTTTTTCCATACAGGATAGTCACACCGGAGTCATGTCCGCGCTGAGCGTGGAGCTTAACGGTGTAGTGGTCCCACTCGTACTGGCCGCCATAGGTGTCCAGGATGGACCCCTCCTGACCGCCAAGCAGAGCCCGGACAGATGTCGGCTGTTCAATCGTAAAATCCGCAGCGCTGACCATATCCGTCCAAAACACAAACGGGCTGCCCGCACCTATGATTGCCTCCGTGTTGGACTCCAGCAAGGCCATAGCTTCTGCAGCACTTGCCGCGGTCCCCGGGAAAGCGGGAATCATAGCCAGACCATACGTAACATGTTGCGCGGATATCTCGACCTTTCCGTTCAACGGCTTCGAGATTTTGTACACCTCAAAGGGCTGCGGCCCGTCAACGTGCCGAGCGTAAATAATCCGAGAGTATGTTATATCAAACAGGTGTATACCGTCCACTGGGTAGACCATAGACAGCTCGAACAGCCCGTTTTCTTTCTCGTTGATTCGGCAGCTAATCGCGTCGGACAACCGCCCGAGACCGTTTGACGTAAAGTCGGTTGTGCCTGCCGGATATAGGATTGGTGCATTCATCTTGTCCACCACCTTGGTGTGATTTCCAGCTTTGTGATTCCGTTGCCCAGGCTTACGCCGTTTACCCCCGGAGCAAGAGAAAAGAAATTGCCGCTGGCAAGCAGGATATTTCCGTTGCAGTTCGTCGTCCCTTTGTACGCGTCCATGAGCTCACAGTCCAGATCGGTATAGCCAACCGCGCTCAGGATCGTTATGGTCTGCGTCCCCACACCAACATCTCCGGTCCCGTAGGCCCGGACCAGCGGGAGAGCGTCGTACAGAGTAGGGTTATAAATGGTCCCTGCCGCCGTAAAGGACAGCACCCGCTCGCCGTCTTTCAGATAGCACTGAGGTTTGCAGTCAAAGGTGAGCTGCAGGGTGGCGGCGTCGGCGTATCGCTCCACTACCGGGGCGCTTTTCAGGTAGGCGACCCGGTATAGCTCCGGCTCATACTCGTCTTCCAGCCGGGCGTAGCCGGTCACAGCCAGCAGCACCGTTTGGAGATACTTGGCCTGCAGCAAGTCCGGTACATATACGAGATAAGTTCGAGGCGCGTTCTCATACCGCCCGTTGTCCCGGAGCAGGTCCCCATTCCGGCCGGGGACCGAAATCACTTCCCGGTCCCGGCCGGAGGATTCCGCGGCATTGCAGTAGTAACACACCGCGCCATAGTCGGCGAGGCTCAGGGTGCCAAACACGAGATCGCTTTTACGTCGGTACTCCATTGGCAAACACCGCCCCCTCCCGCTCGTAATGGCTGGTCAACCGGTCAATCAGCCTGTTCAAAAGTGCCTCAGAGTCCTCTCCCGGCTGCTGGTATACCGCAATATGATTGGTTACAGAGACCTGCACCTTCCCGCCTGCGGCCGATGGCGCGGCCACAGAGGGCGCTGTTTCCGGTGCGACGATCTGATCTCTCAGGTCGAAGCTGCTGGCCAACTGGTCGGTCAGGTAGTGTTCACTGTCCCGAATGCCCTGAGCGAACAGCTTCACCATATCCGGGGCAAACGTGTGGAAATTGGACAGAGGACCCTTTTCCGGCTCAGAGAAGCCCAGGTAGTCCCGGATGGCCCCGGCCAGATTGGAGGCAGCGGCAGTCAGGTTATTCCACATGGCATAAATGCCGTTGATGAACCCCTGAACCAGATCACGACCCCAGGTCCAGGCATCTCCCACAATGCCCGTGATCTTCGACTTGACGCCGTCGACCAGGTTGCCCGCAGCAGTCCACAACCTATTCGCTGCATCGGTTACGCCGGTTTTGATGTTATCCACCAGGTTGCGTCCCCAGGAGAGGGCCGCCTGTATCTTTTCATGTATTGTATTCCGCAGATTTTCCGTCACCGACCAGAACAGCTTTCCCAGCAACGCACCGCCGGTTATCACGCCCTGACCAATGGCCTCAAGGACATTCAGGCCCAGCGTTACCCAGTCCACTGAGATAAACCATGCCCACAGCTTTTTTGTGATGTCCCAGGCTACGGCCTGTATTTTGGGGATAGCGTCAATCAGCCCGTTTCCGATTGTCTCCAGCATTATGGAGCCGGCCTTCCAGATCTCGGGGAGGTTTTTTAGCAGCGTATCCACTAGACCGGTGACAACGTTCAGAAGGGAATCCGCGATGGCAGGGAGATTGTCAATCAGTCCGCTCACGAGCGCCATGAGCGCTTCGGTCCCAAACTGGATAAACTGGGGCAGCTCCTGCAGGAATGCTCCCACCAGGTCGGTGATGAATGCGCCAACGGTCTGAATCACTCCGGGCAAACCGTCCAGAGACAGGCCGGAAAAACCGCCGGTGAACAGGTTCTTGAGCGTCTCCAGAAGCACTGGCGCCATATCCATCAATCCGCTGATCAGGATACCGACAGACTCCAGCAGCTTTGGCAACGCCTGTACGAGCCCCTCGCCTATCTGCTGGAGGATTCCCGGCAGCTCCGCAACAATCACCTGCACAAGGGACGGCAGCGCAGACACAAGCGCATTGATCAACGCCATAGCAGATTGAATCAGTGCCGGAAGCACTGACTGAACGATGCCGGGCAGGTGTTCGGAAATGACTGGCGCAATCCGCTTGACGAATTCCGCAACGCCCTCCAGTGCCTTCTCTGCAACCGGGAGGACATTCTCAAAAACTGAGCTCGCGCTGCTCACAACATTGCCGATTAGCTCACCCATATCCACATCGTCCCTTGCGAATCCCGTGACAAGATTCGACCACGCGGACGAGAGCATACCCAGTGAACCAGAGATTGTGGTTGCAGCCTCTTTCGCGGTCGTCTCCGCTATTCCCTGCTTCTGCTGGATATAGTCGATTGCAGTTATCACGTCCGCGAAGCTATCGATGGAAAGATCAGCCGCTTTACCGTTTGCCGCGCCCCATTCGTTGGCATCGTCAATCAGGCGCTGCATTTCCTGCTTAGTTCCGCCATATCCCAGCTTCAGGTTGTCCAGCATGGTGTAATTCTGCTTGGAAAAGCCCTGAATCGCATTCTGAACATCTTCCGCATTGGAGCCAAATACATTCACATTATCAGACATGGCACGCATGGCCACATCAGTGATCTCGGCGGCTTTCTTCTGGTCACCGCCAAGGGAATTGATCAGTGAGGCAGAGAATGAGGTTGCCTGCTCCATGTACTGATTGGCTGACAGGCCGGAGGTCTTATACGCATCCGCCGCGTTTTTTGCAATGATGGATGCACTCTTTCCGAAGAGCTTCGCCACACCACCCGCAAGCTGTTCGTAGTCCGCGAATCCGGAAACCGCCTGCTTTGCCAGGCCGACAGCAGCGGTTCCGGCGCCGGCAATGGCCACGCCACCCACTTTGGCTGCAGTCTTCAGCGCTGAGCCGATTTTCCCGCCGATATTCTGGAATGCTCCACTTAGTTTCCCGTCGGCATCCTTCCCGGCGGCGTCAACCTCCGGGGCTAACGCACTGCGAATTGCTCCTGATATTCCGTCTGCGGACGGCATAATCTGCACATAGGCCTTCCCGATCGTCGTCCCGTTTTGAGCCACAATCATTCACCACCCTTCTCAAACGACGCCCACGCCGCGTCAAAGTCCGCCCCGGTCCCGTAACCCTTCAGGACTGGTGCGGACCTCCGTTCCGTTTTCCCGTGTTTCTCGCGCAATGCCGTGATAATCCGGCTATCCTCCCTCAGCCCGGCCGCCAGCGTAGCGACAAGACGCGCCGGAAGTGCGTCCATATCCAAGACACCATAGGTCTCGGCAAGGTCGCACACCAGCGCGTCCCGGTCAAACGCCAGCAGCCCGACGAGGGTCAGGATTTTTTTCCGGACTTACCACTAGCGCTGATGATGTCCATCATCTCATCCATGACCTTACTGGCCGGAACATGCCCGGACTCTGTGCGGAGATGGTCATAGAATCGTTTTTTCTGTTCCGCTCCAAGGAGCTTCGTAATCACCTTGGGAAATACCAGCGGGTTTTCATCCGCCTCGACAAACAGGTCCAGCATTTCCATGTCATCCACAATCTCATCTTCAATGGAGAACGTGAACCCGCTCGAAGTAGTATCGGTAATCATATCAACTACCTCCGCTGCCGGAGGATGCGGCCCGGATAATATACTCTCGGTGCGTATCGCCGCCGTAGGCGGCATGGGGCAGTGCCGTGAGTGTCACCGGATACCCCACGACAGAGTTGTCCGCATAGGTAATGTCTCCGATTGCAGTGATTTTTCCGTTGGGAATCACAATGCGCTTGGCCGCCCCGTCCCGCAGGAGCATATCCAGCGCCCAGGCCCGCGGGGGCAGCTCCTTCCCGTTCGCCCGAACAGAGATGCCGGTTGCCAGCTCGCCGGACACGTTGTCCGAGCCGTAGACGGATTTCAGAGTATCCGGGTTCAGGACCTCGATCATGGTAAACTGGAACGTGTCGTCTTTGGATTCCTGGGTCACCAGAACAATGTCACCGCCCCAGGCCCGCAGGGGGTTGGAGGACATGCTGTTGCTGTTGACAACGCCGGAATCAGCCATGTATCCCATGTTCTGAAAGGCGGCGTCCAGCGTTGCCGCCGCGCTCTCAGGAAGGGTGGAGCCATAGGGCGCAGAGAAAACCGCGCCCCCGATTTTCGGCTTTCCCGCCGATACATTGGATACAGAATTTGCGTTGATGACAGGATCAGGCATCGTATCACCTCTCAATAGTATGTAATATCATACACGGCCTGATAGCGATACTGCTTATCCGCCGTGTTGGTAAAGTTGTAGTCAGTGTTGAGCTGGGACCGACTGATGCAATCCAGCTCAATCAGATTGTCCATGATTGTTTTTGCTTCTTCATTGAGTGCTGCCGCCTCAGACAGTCTTGGTGCCCAGGATTGGACGGCAATGGTTGCTTCATTGATATGGTTAGATCGCGCGGAGCCGGTTTTTTCAACCAAAATGAACCGGGATGGCTTCCGTGCAGGCCGCTCCAGATAGACGGGGACGGACGCATGCTCCTTCAGATAGTCGCACACGACGATGTCAATGATCATCCTCTCACCGCCTTCAGGAGCGTGTTGTTCTCCAGATTGTCTTGTCTGGCTTCTGGGGTTTCAGGCCAGACGTTGACCTTGACACGGTCGGAGCCCTGATAAGCCCCCGACCGGTATCCTTCCCCGGCCCGTGCGCTGACTCCCTGGGCGTAACCGTCAAGGACACGTTCCATGTCCTTTGACTTCAGCAGCTCTCCTACACCCTGACGGTTCAGCTCAAATCGGAAGGTCTTATTCATACCGCTCCACCATCACTTTCTTGTTCCATCTCAGGGGGATCAGCTCCTCAATCCCCTCGGTGGGAATACCGAAGGTGCGCCAGTCCGCGCCGAAGAAGGAAACCCGCCTGTTCTCCCAGTCGTGGGTATCACCTTTGGGGATAGCCATGGTATAGACTGCTTTCCGGCCGTAAAGATTCACCGTGTCCAGAATCTCTGTTGCACTGGCCGGCGCCACCAGCACGTTTTCCACCTCCACCGGAGTCTCTTCATAGACAGGCGCATGGAAGGCGTCTGTGCCCACCTGGGTCCTCTCATAGAGCGTCACAGTGATTCCTCTCATGGCGCCGCCTCCGGGACCAGTGCCTCGATGGGACTTGCGCTGCCGATTCGGTTACCGACGCCCAGCAGGTCCCGCTCAGTTTTACCGAGGTAGAGCTCGCCGGTGCCGCCTCCGCTGCCCACTGTCCACGACTGGGTATAGCCGAGAGCGGCTATGCTGCCCTGCGACGCGCCCACCGGAATGGTGCCGTCAGAACCGGCTCCCATGGCGCGTATGACCATCCGGCACGAGACGACCTTTTTGACATTCGGCGGAGCGAGCAGAGCGACATTATCGATCAGAACCTCCGCGTCATCCAGCAGCGCAGAGCAGATTGACTGTTCCGACGTGGACAGCTCCCGTGTCATGCGGGCCTGCACGTCACTCACAGTGGCATACGCCATGGGATCACCTCATTTCTGTCAGGTAGTGGGAATCGCGCCGGTCAGCAGGTTAAACATGGTGGTGTCGGCCCGGAAGCCCACCTCGATCTCCGCCCGCACGGCAATCATGTTCTGCTGCCACAGGTTGACGGTGGTAGCGGAGGTGCCGGTCCCACGGGTGACGACACCGGTGTTGTTGACGTCGATTTTGACCCCCGCAACGGTGCCATACATGGCCTGGGTCCAGTCACCCGCAATGCCCACAACGGCAGGGGTTCCGGAGGTGCCGGCGGTACCCGCCTTGTAGACGCCCTTGTTGAAGTAGGTGGGAACACCCAGAATCCGGGGAATGGTCCCCTCCGCCACACTGTTCACAAACAGCGGGCGGCCGGTAGAGTCAACCGCGCTGAGCAGAATCCCCCGCGCCTGGGCAGACAGGGCAAAGCCGTTCAGGACGCCGCCCGCCAGAGCGATGGCGGTGTCAGCGGCCACCAGCCCGTCGTAGGTGGAGTGATCGGAGGTGGGAATCAGACTCTGGGTGGTGCAGAGGGCGAAGTTGTCGAAGTTGTCGCCGGGCTTCTCGGTGGCGCCCAGGACCGTGTTGTCAAAGCACTTGGCCAGGGCACCGGGAATGCGGGCGATCAGCGCGTCATACATGGCCTTCCCGTCCCGGACAAACTCGTCCGAGAAGGTCTCGATCACGGCGATCTTGTAGGCGCTCATCAGCTTGGTGCTGGTCTCCGGGTCGGAGACGGGCTTCATGCCGGTTTCCGCCACCCACGCCGCGGTGGGGTCACCGGTGATCATGGGGATGGTCAGGCCGGAGCCGGGCAGGGTCACCCGCCGGGCAAGGCGCATGATGGCGCTCTCCTCCTGCGTTTTCTGAAGGATCTCCTGGCTTACCTCCGGGGTGATTCCCGCGTAATTGGATCTGTTAAAAGCTGTTCCGCTGGGCATAATAATCCTCCTTGCTTAATTGTTCAGTTTTTCCTGGAGCCAGTCAGAGAACTGGTCCCGTGTAGAACTGCCGGCGGGCATATGGATTTCCCCGCCGTCCGGAACGGTGGGGTATGCCGACGGCCGGGCAAAGGCCAGAATCGCCTCCGCCTGCGCCTTGCAGTCGTCCTCCGTCTCTCCGGTCAGCAGAGAGGCCGGTACGCCCGTCTCTCCTGCGATTGCTTCCCGCAGCACCCGCAGCTTCTCAGCGGCCCGGACGCCGTTCAGCTCCGCCTCCAGATCGGCGGCTCGTCTGGTCGCCTTCTCCAGGGTCTCCCGGTCAGGTAGGGACTGCTCCAGCTCCTCCTTGGCGCTCAGGGCCTCGGCAAGCTGTCTCTTTGCCTCCTCCGTCTTACCCTTTTCACGGTTCACGTCGCTGCCGTTCAGGTCCATCAGGGCCTTGATCTGCTCGTCGGTGGCGTCGGGAAAGATTGCGGTAATGTCAGTTCTCTTCATAGCTCGTCCTTTCTCCGCTACGCTTTGATCACGCGGGTCGCCTCCGCCGCGGTCGGTAGTTTTACGACCTTCCGGTCAATTTGGGTATGAAAAAAGCACGGTGCTCTCGCTTCGTGACTGAATCATCTATCTTTTATCTCTCTCTCCAGCTCCTCCACCAGGTCCCTGTCCGTAAAAAAGGCCGCCCGGTTGATCTGAAGATTCCTCTGCTGATTGATCAGCGTCCCGCCGATCAGAAAGTCCACATGGTCCACCAGATTCGGCGCCAGATTCGTTACCCAGCCGTCCCGATGCCGCTCCAGCAGAAATTCCCGCCAGAACCAATCGTCGTGCCTCCGATCCACCACCTGAGCGGCGTATTGGGTCCGGTGCATCGCGTCGTCAAAGAACCACTCCGCGCACTCTCCCGCCAGCTCGTTTGGAATCCGGATGCAGGGGAAGGAATACCACATAAAGATCATCGGCACAAAGCCCCTCTCCTGCACAGACATTTCAAAGTTCCGGCAGGCAAACCCGCAGACAATCCCGTCGTCATGAAGATGTGTCCGTTCCGCGAAGTCCCGGCAGATCAGCACATCGTCCTGGAGATGCCAGGTGCCGCCCGCTCGCTCACCGCAGGCCCGGAAGGCCTCCATGCAGGAAAACAGGTTGCCCTTGCCGTCCGTGTCGTTCCAGACTTCAATATCTTCAATACCCTGGGCCCGCATGGACGGAATCAGATAGTCATTGACGTACCACATACGCTGCGGGCAGGCGTGAATCATGTATTTCATCCTACTTCTCCCGGATCATCTATGTCGCAGGTGTAATCGTTGATGGCGACATAGCTGTGATAGTCGATGCTGTTCAGGTCCCCGCCGGTAATCACCGCCCACAGCTCCCACATGATAGGCCGTCGGCAGAATCTGCCCTGGGCATCATACGTCTTCACGGCGCGGATTGCCTCTTTCAGATGGCCGGTATCGACCACCTTCAGCGCAAACGGCTCTGCCCATGGCTTCCGGTACTCCGGCGCGAACGGCGGCGCGGACGCGAAAAACTGAATGTCTTCGGTTTCTGTTTCGATGATCGTCTGAATCGCGGCAGGGGAGAAAATGACGTCGCCGAACAGATAGCAGGCCGGATCGTCTGTTGGATAAAACGCGTCGCACCAGCAGCCGGAAATCCGGCCTGGACCGTTGGCCTCGTAGCGGTTGTCATGCTTCAGCACGGGAACGCCAAACTGCCGGAACACGTCGTTGCCGGAGCTGATGGCGATATCCGTCACCCCGCGTTCCCTCAGAAGCCTGATGGTTCTGGCCGCGATCGGCTCCCCGTCCACCGGAAGCAGCTGGCGGGGCGTGTTCCACTTCAGGTAACTGCCGCCGCACATGATGATGTATTTCATAGGTTCTACCTTTCATCAGGCGAGTATCAGCATAATCGTGATAATCGTCATGTTTCTTTCTCCTGTCCACTCGATGAGCTGTTTTTCCTGATGTACTTCCGCAACTGCGCGTCCGTATTTCCATCCATCAGCGCCCATGCACGGCGTCCTGCTTCAGAAGGGTGCAGGTCGTTGTTTTTTGCCATATAGATTTGAGCTGCCCGCTCTTCCAGCTGTCGGCGGCTCATATCCTTCAAGGCAATCGCTTCCGCAGCAGCGCCATTGACCTCCTGCCGCGCCGCGTACGCCGCACGCTTCTGGGCGTTGATCTCATCACGGTGCTCATCATAGAAGTCCCGCCGCATGGAATTGACCTTATCCTGCCATGTCGCGCCATCCGCATTCTCGTACATCTCCAGATACCGGTCCGGGTCATACCCCTCCACGCCGCCGCTGTCCCCGAACCGGATTGCGTAAGTGCAGTCGCAGTGGGGGTGGATGTGCTCCGCGTGGCCGCCCCGGAGGGCCTTCCTGCCCATGCGCTGCCAGCCACGGGAGGCCAGCATCATGCAGAAGGCGCAGGTGTCACCATGGGGGACCCAGGCGAACTGGGCCCCGTCCCGGACCGCGTTTTGCAGGGTGGTGTCCGCTCCGGCCTGCTTCACCAGACGGCCCACCGTATCGGGAACCGTGTTCCTCTGGTTCTTCAGCGTGCCCATAATCGCCCGCGCTGTCTCCTGATAGGTCGCCGTAGCGGCGGGCTCCGCAGGAG